GGGAGAAGTACACCCGGTGAGGCCCACTAGGAAGGACTTACATTTGCCTTTCTATGTTTGTTGAAAGGGACGTTTGTCCCTCCAGCAGACATCAACCGAGGATTTAAGCCGTTTAGCCACACTGCTTAGGTGGTGTTTGGTCTAGGAAGCTTAAGCTGTTGCATTGCCCTTACGGACAATGATGCAGCTACTTTGAATACACGCTCGGAACGTCTTGAGGAGTCTCTAACATGTATGTTAGGAACCCTAAAGTCAATCTGAGACAGATAGCTGGAGTAACTCTCCAATGAGCGAAAAACGCCCATGAAGGAGTAACTATCGGCTAGTTTGTCCATCTCATTCGAGTTGGAGTGGATCGAAGCACATAAGCACTGTATGTACGGGTCAAAGATCTTATACTCAAAATTCACATGTGTGGGTACCTCATCAGGTAACCACGATATGAACGCTGAGATCATAGTCTGTTGTAGATTTCTATCTACAATAGGGTTTGATAGATTCTTTAACTCGTTCTTTACATGTTTGATGGATTCACTAAGCGTTTTCATAAATTGATCGTTTAGTAAATTAGAGTAACCTAGCAGAACCTCCCTCCTAAACAGTGAGGAGGAAGTTACACAACTTATAGGTAGGGACCATAGCCGACCTGCTGTTTTCAGTAGCTCAGCTTCTGGCCGTGTCACGGCAATATGAGTAATCATGTTGCGTGCCAACTTCCAACGTAATTGTTGGGACTTACCTGTAAATTTTTGTAGTTCCACTAAATGGTCTATATTTACTAGCTGTGACGGGCTGTACCCTCTCCTGATAGCTGTCTCCACTATGTTAAGTTGGTCAGTCCAACCATTTTTGGTTGCACTTATCCAACCACTTAGTGGAAACCCAGTTACCTCAACGTCCTTGTAGAAGAGTCTCTTCGCGAATTCAAAAGTGTCTTTCGATACTAATGATTTTTGCGGAGAAAGCTCGACTCCAAGAGACTTTAAGGTTTCTGCGTACCGGTGAGCAACTAAGTCATTTCTAATTACAATGTCATCCCCCAATATTCTGTAATCCTTAAACTCCTTAAAACCGAGTTTAAGGGCAGAGTATTGAACGATGGCATGGTGGGCCAGAGCAAGGAGGGCCCAAGAGGAGTAGAGCCCCATTGGTTGTCCAGTACTGTATTTTATGGTACTGTCCTTCCAGTGGAACTCTTGTCCTACCATAAGGTAGGACCACGCTTCTTGGAATCCCTTGTCATACACCACCTCTAAGATCTTTTCATATAAGAAGATTGGCAACCTATCGGTTGCGGCTGTAAGATCGAAAGAGTAGTAAGTTTGACTCTTTCGGCCGAACGGCCCAATATCCTGCCCAAATGTCAGGTCAGACTCCATAGTCTTCAACTGTTTAAGAAGAAGATTATGTAGTGGTTTGAGTGACGTTTGGGTCCAGTAATCTCCCATTGCAATTATTCTTGACTTCCCTTCAGTGTCTTTGACGACACCGAGAGATCTGAGCCTTCCCTTCCGGGAGGGTTTCGGATCTTCTTGGTTCATCAAGCGCTTTGGTTGGTCAATCAATTTTTGCATGTAGAGTTGGAGTGTTGGGCCAGCGACTATCCACATAGACTCCATCAATTTGGGGTCATTTTGGACGTCCCTGAGCTCCGCACCTAGGACTTTCATTGCAATCCCTTGTGGAGAGTTCTTAGTCGTGAAATGTGGACAAACCCATTCAGGACGATCGATTTTTGGAATCATCTTTGGAATCACAAAACTCATGTAGTGTTCAAAGTCTTCTCTAATTTCTTTAGAGTACTTTGGACCCTCAGTGATTGTTGTGATATCA